GGTGAACGCGAGACCCCTATCAATTTCTGCGAGTAATGCTTTCATCAAATAATTTATGCCTAACCAAATACAATTCCTCGTCGACCAGTTCGGCCTGGCCAACACCGCATGGTTTATCCGGCTGATGAAAAGCGGCACCACTCCAGAGCAGATCGTCGGTTCCCTGGTGCCCAGCAACTACGACAGCCGGCGCGACGGTGTGTTCCGAGCCCTCCAATTTGCAGGCAACCTGCCCGACTCAATGATGCCCCAGGAGATCAAGGACGCCTTGCAGCCATGACACAAAAGGAATACGGCGACCGCATCGGTATAAGCCAGCCGCGGGTCGCACAGCTTATATCTCAGGGGATGCCCATGGACTCGCCCGAGTCAGCCGACCTCTGGCGATCTCAACACGTTAGGTCACGCGCTAAGTCTATTCCTAAACAGAAGAACGTACCGGACCCCACCGCAATCGAACAGGAAGGCCCCTACAGGCCTATAGAAGCAGAGACCCCTCTCAACACCGCAACAGCAGCCACCGACTCGCCAGAAGGCGCTTACGAAAGGCAGCGGCAAATCGAGCGTGCGGCCTATGACCTGGCGGTCGATGCCCTCCGCGGTGGTCGAGCCGACGCCGGCCGGCTGGTCGCCATCCATGCCGCGGCAGCCAAGAACTTAACGTCGGCCCGTGACGAGGTGATCACCCAGGCCGAGAAGGAACGGCGCCTGGTCTCCGGCGACTGGGTGCGCCGGGTGATGCAGGAGCACGACGGCGCCGTGGCCTCGCTGATCAAGGCCATGCCGAAGCAGCTCTCCGGCCGTATTGCACCGCATGACCCCGAGCACGCCGAGCGCGAGCTGACCCGGTGGGTCCAGGAGGTGGCGCTTAAAACACTACACAACACCGACCCATGGAAATGACCTACCAGCTACACCTGGGGGACTGCCTAGAGGTTCTGGCGACTCTACCGGACAACTCGGTCGACAGCATCGTGACCGATCCGCCTTACGGCCTGTCCTTCATGGGCAAGAAATGGGATTACGACGTGCCGAGCGTGGCTATCTGGGAGCAGTGTCTACGGGTACTGAAGCCGGGAGGCCATCTGCTGGCATTTGCCGGCACCAGGACGCAACACCGGATGGCGTGCAGAATCGAGGACGCCGGCTTCGAGATCCGCGACATGATCGCCTGGGTGTATGGGTCGGGATTCCCTAAGTCACTGGACGTGAGCAAGGCTATCGACAAGGCGGCCGGGGCTGAGAGGGAGGTGATAGGGAGTTACAAAGGAGCCAGCAACATCGGCAAAGAGAGCACAAACAGCTACATCACAACCGAGTCAGGCACGGCAACTGACGTTTTTATCACCACCCCCGCCACCCCCGAAGCCCAGAAGTGGTCCGGCTGGGGCACCGCCCTAAAGCCTGCCCTGGAGCCGATCACCATGGCCCGCAAGCCATTCTCCAGCACGGTGGCCGCGAATGTGATCCAGTACGGCACCGGCGCCATCAATGTCGATGGGTGCAGGGTGGGGACGGAAACGATTATAACGGCTGAAAAGAAAAAAGGTTCAAGTTTTACGTCAGTTGGCAATTCCGCTGGGTTCAACGGATGCAATGCGTCAGAACACGCCGGCCGCTGGCCTGCCAACATCATCCACGACGGCAGCAATGAGGCGGCCCTGTCGCTGAAGTCCGGCGCCCGGTTCTTCTACACAGCCAAGGCTGGGAAAGTGGATCGAGAATCCGAGAACAATCACCCTACTGTCAAACCTACCATGCTAATGGCCTACCTCTGCCGCCTGATAACTCAACCAGGCGGAACCATCCTCGACCCGTTTATGGGCTCCGGTTCAACCGGCAAGGCCGCAACCATCAACGGCTTCCGGTTCATCGGCATCGAACGCGACCCAGAATATCACAAGATCTCCGAGGCCAGGATCTCCAACCAACACGAAGGGCGCTTATTTTGAACCTGACCGACCTCCAGCGCAGCCTCCTGGACTACCGACGCAACCTCTACCGGCCGACACCGATGCAGACCGTGGTCGACTGGGCCGAGGCATCGCTCCGGCTGACCCAACGGCAGACCGAGCACCCCGGGCCATTCTCAACCTCGGTTCGACCGTATACCCGCGAGCCGATGGAATGCTGGAAAGACCCGACGGTCTACGAGGTGACCCTCTGCTGGGGAAGTCAGACCTCGAAAACGACCACCCTAATGGCCGGCCTGGCCTGGCTAATCGCCAACGAGCCGAGCCCGGCCTTGTGGCTGATGCCTACCGAGTCCTTGGCCAGGTCATTCTCGAAGAGCCGCTGGCTGCCCATGCTCGAGGACAGCCCGGCCATGCTCGAGTGCTACCCGGCCGAGGCCGACAAAATCACCAACCTCGAGCAGAACTTCACCAGGTCGACCCTGACTTTCGTAGGATCCAACAGCCCGGCCAACCTAGCCAGCCGCCCGGTTCGGGTGCTGATCGCCGACGAGGTGGACAAATTCGCCGAGGCCACCGCCCGGGAGGCCGACGCCCTCGACCTAGCCGAGCAGCGCCTCAAGAGCTTCTCCAGCTCCAAGGCCTTCATGACCTCAACGCCCACGGTGGTCGAAGGCCGGATCTGGCAGCGCTTCCTCCGCGGTGACCAGCGCCGCTACTACCTGCCGTGCCCCCACTGCCGGGAGTACATCAAGCTCGAATGGCGCCAGGTGACCTGGGACGACGCCAAGGCCGAGGACGGCAAGCACGACCTGGCCAAGATCCGAGCCTCAGCTCATTACGTCTGCCAGCTCTGCCAGGGCAAAATCACCGACTCTCACAAGGTGGCAGCCCTCCGACATGGCCAATGGCGCCCAGAGAATCCCAACGCCATGCCTGGTGTGCGGTCCTACCACCTAAGCAGCCTCTACAGCCCCGACCGCAAATGTACCTGGGGATATCTGGCTGTCTCGTTCCTCGAGGCCAAGGCATCTATGGCCGGCCTCCAGGGCTTTATTAATGGAAACCTTGCAGAGCCCTGGGAGCAACAGGACGTGCAGCAGGAGCGCACCGAGACCGCGGCCACCGTGACCGTCGATGGCGGCCGTCGCTACCTGACCGCCGACGTTCAGGCCGTGGCGCCGTTCTTGTGGTGGGTGTGCCGCGAGTGGAAAGACGGCAACTCGACCCTGATTGCTGCCGGCCATGCCGACGACTTTGCAGCCCTCCGCCGGGTGCAAGTGGCCCTCGAGGTCCACGACATGGATGTCGGCATCGACAGCGGCTTCAACACGCAGACGGTTTACGACGCCTGTGCCTCCTATTCCTCGGTGACATCCAACCCGATAACCTTCCCTTGTGGGCTCCGATACCCACCGGAAGGCGGCCTCCGCAAGCCCATGGTGATCGGCTGGATGCCGCTCAAAGGCCGAGAGACCGGCGCCCGGTTCACAGCAGCCACCGGGGCGGTGCACCCTTTCGGCCTGTCGACATCATCCTCGATGAGGACCGACGTGGTGCAGCCCCTCCTGGTGTTCGACACCGAGCACCTCCGAGATATGCTCTCCAGGCTAAGGAAGGGCGACATCGACCGGGAATGGGGCGTCCATCAGGATCCGCCCAGCGTCCAGGCCGAAGGTGCCTACATCGCCGAGCCCGACCTGTACTGGCGCCACCTAGACTCACACGTCCTACGCCCCCAGGCCAACCGAGCCGGCCGAATCAAGCACGTCTGGGTTAAGCGCAATCAAAAGTGGCCCGACCATCTTCACGACTGCGAAATCATGCAGCTCGCCATGGTCATGCTTTGGAATGATCTGGTTACGTCAAGTGAGTCAATACCCAGCTAACCTATTGAAGTCACCCTGGGATCGGTGAAGATCCGCCCGAGGTGTTCACGTTTACCGTAGCCATCAAGAGGGCCTATCTCCGCAGTGTCTATGCGACACTGGGCGGTGTGACGCTCCTGGCTGCCTTGGCTGCTAAGTCCATCGCCGCGGCCACAGTGATCGAGTCCGGCCAGGTTGTCCGGTCGACATCATCCTCCGATGTGTCGGTAGAATTTGCCGAGCCCGGCAAAGGTGCCCCCACACCATCCGAGATGGTCGAGATGTGGGAAAGCCTGGTCGATGATTACGACCTGGCCGTCTATTACCTCGAGCAGGAGGGCATCACCAGCCCCACCGATGCCCAGATCTACACTAAGATGGTGGCCGTGGTTCTGGTTGCAGCCACCAGTTACGGCGGCGATTTCTCCAACTTCCGCCGTGAGGCGAGCTATCGAGGCATGAGCTGATGGGATTCCTCGATACCATCCTGAGCAAGTTCCGGTCGGCACCTGTCGACCGCTACGAGGGCGCGTCCAACTCGATCCGCCGGTCCTTCCTGGACACCAGCTACACCTCGGTGCGGTTCGATGTGACTGCCTCTACCCGGCAGCAGATCGTCCGAAAGTCCCGATTCTTCGAGCAGAACAACGCCGTCATGAACAGGTTGGGCGACCTGTTCGAGAATTACACCGTCGGCAGCAACTTCTCGGTGCAGCCGGCTTCCTCGAATCCCGACTGGAATCTCCGAGCTAAGAAATGGTGGGACACCTGGAGCCGCTACCCTGACATCGGATCCCGGCAGTCTTTCGGCACCCTGATGTCGCTGGCTGCCCGTGGATGGTTCTACGACGGGGAATCCTTTATCCTCCTGACCAAGGGCGAGACCGGCCGGCCCCGATTGCAGCTCATTGAGCCGCAGCAAGTGTCGACACCCGCTGGCCAGGAGGGCCTTCCCGATGTGTTCGACGGCGTCCGGTTCGACCCCAAGACGGGTCGGGCCATCTCATTTTATTGCGGCCAGGAGCAGCAGCAGGGACAACTTACCGACATCCGCTCCATTTCTTCCGACTCGGTTGTCCACATCTACGAGGCCCAGCGTGCCGGCCAGCTCCGCGGCCTGCCTTTTGTTGCCTGCGTCATCAACGACCTGCACGACCTGGACGATCTCCAGAAGCTCGAGATGGAATCCTGCAAGCTGGCCTCGAGCGTGGCCCAGGTGATCAAGACGAGCTCCGGCGAGGTGCAGGCCACCAGCCTCCGATCCGGTGTTGCTGGTTCCCAGGGGACCGCCCAGAACTACTACGAGAACATTTTCGGCGCCTCGGTCAAGGTGCTGAAGACTGGCGACGAGTTTGAGCAGTTCGCCGCTGACCGCCCCAACGTCAATATGCGCGAGTACTGGCGCAGCCTAACCGAGAAGGTCTGCGCTGGCGTCGGCATCCCTTACGTCCTGGTCTTTCCAGAGTCGATGCAGGGCACCGTCTACCGGGGCTCACTCGATATGTCTTCGGTGTGGTTCCGCAGCCGGCATCAGGTGATGGCCTCGGCCGCCCGACGTATCTGGGAATATGTGATGGAATACGCCATCCGCACCGACCCGACTCTCAGGGACAGCCCTGACGACTGGTACGAGGTGGCCATCCAGGCGCCCCGAGCCCCTAACGTCGACGTCGGCCGCAACTCTGCCGCCCAGCTAAACGAGCTTGGTGCCGGCATTACGACCTACGATGAGATCTACGGCGCCCGAGGCATCGACTGGCGATCCGCCCTGGAGGCCAAGGCCCAACAAGCCCGGTACATCCAAGACCTGGCGGTCAAGTACGGCCTCGATGTCTCCCAGATCTCGACCTCCCAAAAGCAGCCGATAGCGCCGGAGCCGGCCGCGGCCGCTCTCGAGCAGCCTCCTTCCGAAGAAATGCCCGAGCCGATCCCGGCCGAGCCCATCGAAGAGGTGGTTGCGGTGATCGAGCCCAAGAAGCGGAAAACCAGAGCCAAGAAAACCAATGACTAAAGTTACCAACTGGCTTTCCTACAGCCCCCGAGCCTCGGTCCATGAACCGGCGGTGCTCCAGATATTCGACCAGATCGGCGAGGACTGGTTCGGTGGTTCAGGCATTTCTGCTAAGGCATTCTCCGATGCTCTCCAGTCTGTAGGCCCCGGCCCCCTGGTGGTCGAGATCAACAGCCCAGGTGGCAACGTCTGGGACGGCCTGGCCATCTACAATATGCTTCGAGGCCGGCAGGCGCCCGTCACCACCCGGGTGGTCGGCATCGCCGCCTCGATTGCTTCAATTATAGCCCTGGCAGGTGACAGCATCGAGATGGCCGAGGCCTCGCTGTTCATGATCCATGACCCGTCTGGAATGGTGGCAGGCACCTCAGACGATATGCGGAAGATGGCCAACGCCCTCGACCAGCACGCGGAGATCCTGGCCGGCATCTACACCAAGCGCACCGGCAAGACCTCAGCTCAGATCCGCGCGGCAATGACCGCGGAAACATGGTTCACCGCCCAGGAGGCCATCCAGTTCGGTCTGGCCGACAAGACCACCGAGCAGCTCGCCATGGCCGCCTGCTGGCATCCTCGGGCAGTAACCAAAACCGCCCCCGAGACCGTCCGAAGCAATCTTCGCCGCGGCCTCGAGCAGTATGCCGAAGGCCTGGCCGGTGATGGCCTCGAGAAGCAGACCGTCCTGGACGCCGAGGCCCTGGTGGCCGGTGAGGCGCCCACCGAGGACAAGATCCGCACAGCCAACGCCTGGTGGGGACGCAATGAGCGCTTCCTCGAGGCCGAAGCCAACACCCCGGCCGATGTTGCAGCCAACCTCTGGGGAGGTGCCGCAGGCCGTGACTGGTTCAAGGCGCTTTATGCCCAGCTCGAAGTCGAGGAGGGCGAAACCACAGACAAAACACTTTCGACCGGCAGCACTAACGCTGCCGACGATGGCGCGACAACCGCGCCGACATCACAGCAGACACCACACAACATGACTGATTCCAACACCGTGGTGGCGGCCGCTCCTAGTGCGCCGACCGCCCTCGACATCGACGCCATCGTCGCCAAGGCCGTGGCCGCTGCCATCAGCGCCAAGACCCCCACCGCCGCCCCTGCACCGGAGCCCGTCGCCCCGGTTCGCATCGAGAACCTCGGCAATGCACTGCTCGAGAAGCACAAGGGCTTTCAGGCCGGCAATGACCGCCGCAAGTTCCTGGTGGCCAACCACTCCGAGCTGTTGCGCCAGAGCGCCATCCACGCCCCCCAGAACGCCAACACGTTCGCCTCGGGCCTGGTTGTCGATTATCTCGCCGACGCAGTGATCACCGTGGCCGCCACTCGTTTGGCCTTGGTCTCCGCTTTCAGCCGCAACGTCGGCCTGGACAACCTCCGGCCCCGCGCGTCCGTGCAGGTGAAGAAATATACCACCGGCACCGCTGCCCAGACCAACCCGACGTCCTGGGAAACCAACAACGATTCGACGCTGGCCGCCACCGCGGTCACCGTGAACCAGATCAGCAAGAACTTCACGGTAACCCAGCAGGAGCTTAACCAAGGCTTCATGTTGTCCGACCTGGCTGCCGGTTCTGCCGACCTGTTTGCCTACGGAATCAGCGACGTGCTGACCGCCCTGATGGTCTCGGGCAACTACGGCGCCGCGACTGTTATCGGCACCGCGGCCAACTTCGACACCTCGGATCTGCCTGCGATCCTGGCTCTGGCCAAAAACTACCGCAGCAAGAACCTCATCCTGGACGGTGGCCACATCGCTCGCCTTCAGTTCTCTGCCGCGAGCAACACCTTCCCCGACAGCCGCCTGGAGTTGCTGGCGAACGGCCGGTTCGGCTTCGACGTGGTCGCCGAGAACAACCGCTGGACCTCTGCCGAGACTAACACCGCTGGCTTCGTCTGCGGCCCTGATGCCATCGCCATCGCCTCCGGCCTGCCGGTCGGTATGATCGCCGGTGAGTTCCTCGAGCAACGCGCTGTCACCACCGCCAACGGCCTGAGCTGCCTGCTCTCCGTCTGGTACAGCCGCGCATCCCGCGCTCACATGGCGTCCTACGACATCATGTTCGGCGCCGCGGCCGCGGACACGACCCAGGCCGAAGTTCTGGTCACCGCTTAAGGTTACCCATGAGAATCGCCACAACCATCTCGGTGGACCGAAACGACAAGGCTAAGATTGTCGCCGGCCCCGAAGTCGATGCGTCACTCCAGCGCACTGCCTTCAACACCGCGACTATTCCTGAGGGAGGCAAACTGATCCTGTGGATACAGGGCAGTCTGGCACCGAAGATCCGCAAAGGTTAAACAACCAAAACTGGGGAGGCTGTTGGATACGCTGACAGCCTCCCCTTTAACCGAAAAACAATTTTATGGCCGTCCAAGCAGACATTTCCACAGAGTACAGCATGGGCCGAGAGGGCTTCGCGCTGGTGACTACAACCGCCGCTCAGACCGGCAACTGGGCTGGCTTGATTCCTACCGAGCCGACGGTGTTCACTTCCATTACGGGATTTGGAATATCCGGCACTTGGACATCCAAGACAATTCCGGCTGGCTTCCCGCTGGTTGGTAACATCACCGGCTTTCAAATCTCATCCGGTAGCGTTGTGGCTTTCCTCGCTCGCAGCTAATGATCTCAATCGGCATAGCACTCAATCGGTTGTTTGCCGGTCAAGCCGGTGGCACTGATGCGCCTGTGCTGCGTCGAGACGTTCTGCAAGAGGACGAGTTCTTTGTGCTGCAAGAAGACGGCACCGGAAAAATCGTCATCACCTTTGGCACTTTCGATTCTCTGTTGCGAGAAGACGCTGGTTTTCTGCAACAGGAAGACCTCTTTAAACTCGCAATCCAATCCAACTGACCTATGGCAGACTCTAAAATTACAGCACTAACGGCACTGACTGCTGCCGATCCAGTCAACGATATGTTTCCGGTGGTCGATGTATCCGATACGTCGATGGCCGCATCTGGTACGACCAAACGTATCAGTGCAAACAACATCCTCTCATCCTCGCCAACCGCGAGTGGAGCACTGACTGTCACCGGACTAGTTACCGCTGGCTCCGCCACCATCACTGGCGATCTGACGGTGGATACCTCGACGCTGAAGGTGGATTCGACGAACAATCGGGTGGGTATTCTGACCGCTACTCCCGGTGCGCCGCTTGATATTCTTGCAAACAATCTGGCTGACGCGATTTTGATTCGCGGAAACGACAATGCGAACGTAAGAATTCGTATGGTCAACAGCGGTGCCGGTGGTGAGGAGTTTGCGTTGTCTGCTGGAATTCCCAGTGCTTCAAACAGTTCATTTGTTATTCGGTCAGTGACTGCGGCAAGTAACCGATACATCATCAATCAGACTGGCGAACACGCATGGGCCACCAACGCTGGCACCGCCATGACCCTCAACTCTACGGGGTTGGGGATTGGTGTGAGTCCCGGAAGTGCTATCGGAAATCTTCAAGTTGGAGGTTCTGCTAATGCCAACCTGTACACTCAACAGGGGACTGATACGGTCAGAATTGGTGTCCGCGCCTCTGGTCGAACTGGAATTCTTTTTGATTCATCTAATGCTACATACACAAACCGTGCTTGGTATTTAGATAATGTCGGATCGTCTGGTTCGTTGATAATTGGCCGTCAGGGTCTTGATGTTATTACTTTTGATAACGTCGGCAATGTTGGCGTGGGGGTTAGCACGTTTGGAACCTCTGCCGCTAAGGTACTCGGTCTTGCAAACGCTACTGCTCCAAGCACTTCTCCTGCTGGCATGGGTCAACTCTACGTCGAATCCGGTGCGCTGAAGTTCCGTGGAAGCTCTGGCACCATCACCACAATCGCAGCCGCCTAATTTAAACCACCATGATTACCCTCTCTTGGATCATCGAACGCCTTCTCGTTAAACCCATCGAAGGCAGCAATCCCGATGTCGTGATTACCGCCGACTGGCGTTGCAACGGCACTCAGGATCAATACAGCGGCACCTGCTACGGCTCATGCTCGTTCCAACCGCCGTCTGGTAGTTTCACGCCATATCCCGACCTCACGCAGGAACAGGTGCTTGGTTGGTGCTACAGCAACGGAGTCGATCAAGTGGCTATTGAGGCGAACGTGACGCAGCAGATCAACGACCAGATCAATCCTCCTGTGGTGACGCTGCCGTTGCCGTGGGTGCCGGTGCCGCCTCCGGTTAAGGTTGCGGAGCCTGTTGTTATCGCTGACGCTCCCTCCGCATGATCAATATCGAACTCACCCAGGAGCAGGCCAATAGCCTCCTCCAACTCATCGACATTGCGGTTAAGGCTGGTGGCGTTGCTAACGCCCGTGCAGCCCTTCCGCTTGTGGACCTCATAGTCTCATCCGCACAGCCTAAATCCGAGTAATGGAACCAACGAACAGCAGCACCAGCCCTGGACTCAGCCTAGCAGCAGCGGCAGGTGCCACCGCTGTTTCGTTTATTCCAGCCCTCACTGACTGGGTTCGCCTTATCACCGCGCTCATTGGCTTAGCCTGCGCCATCTACGGAGCCTATAGGCTGTTCAAATCCAAATGAAAAACACGAAAACAACTCTCGCTGGTGTTGGTGCTATTCTGGTCGCTGTTGGTGGGG